GCGTCTATTTGATAACCTCCAGGGTCCGAGAATTAGCGCTATAGATGGGGATCAGCCCCACCCACACAAGCTTGTCCAGGGTCTCAGTCGAGGGTCTACTGGTTCTGAACCTGGCCCAGAGTGCGTATTCTGAGCGCTTCAGCGGCCCACCAGGCGCCTCTAGCACCTATCCGGTGCAAGTAGGCCTGTCCTGGTCCCCCGGCCCGTCCTGAGGCTTACAGCCGCCCTCATGGCGGCACCCGTGCCCGGCCCCCCCATGACCCCCCCGAGCCGAGAGGCCTGGGCTAGAGGTTCATCCCACACAGTGAAGGGTTATTTTTTCAACCATAAGGTGTCACTTATATAGGAGGTGTAAAATGAAGAGTATGTTACTGGCGAACAGCCACATCAGAGCAATGGACCGTTTCTTCGAGAGCGCTGTAGATAGAAACCTTAGTCCTTTTGCGGTAATGGATAAAGTATTGGACAGTATTACGACCCCAATCCCCCCAGAGGATGGGGCAGAATTCACCGTCTATAAGATGGTCCCCCATAGATACAAGGTGGTTTATCAGAAGGATGGATCGGTTCACTACAACGTAATAGAGGAGAAAGATGAAGAACTTCAAAAAGAATAAGGACCCCAACACGGTCAAGAAAGATGCCATGCTCGGTAAGAAACTACCGGACGACTTCAACCTGAACGTAGGCTCACCAATGGTCGGTGCTATCGGTAAAGGTGAAGCGGCGATAAGAAAGGCTTCTGCTGCGGCTGCTGCCAAGGCCTTTGGATGAACGGCAAATATACAGATCCTAAAACCCATAAGAAGGACGCTATGCTAGGTAGTTTTTGGGGTTCATTGGGAGCAGCGCCAGCGACGAGTAGGAAAACTGCTAGACGTGCTCTACAAAGTGCAGGCAAAGCCTTCAAATTGGACAGGAAGAAAAGAAATGCGCCCTACTAAATGAAGACTGAAAAACAGGAAGCCTTCATAGAAGCCTTTTGCCTGACGGGTAATGCCTCTAAGGCAGCCCAGATGGCTGGCTACTCTGAGAAGGTCGCCAAGCAGAGAGGCTACAAGCTCAAGAAACAGTTTGAGTTTGAGATCCAGGAGCAAACCAAACAGATGATCCAGAACGCAGTCCCTGGAGCCTTATCCCAATTAACCTCTTTAGTTGACAGCGCTCAAAGTGAGTCAGTCAAGTTAGGGGCTATCAAGGATATTTTAGATAGGGCTGGGTACAGACCCGTTGAAAAGACAGAACAGCAGATCTCTCACGTGGAGTCAGCCTCTACAGATGAGCTGAAGAAAGAGCTTGAGGCTTTGGTAGGAACTTCTGAGGAGATACCTGAGCTGCTTAACTGATGAACCACGGAGACCTGGAGAAGGCAGTCAGCATTGCCCGTGAGCTGAGACAAAGAGAAAGGTACAACAGGATAGATTCCTATGATCCTTACCCTTATCAAAGTGCCTTCCACAAAACAGGAAGTGATGCCAATCAGAGATTACTGATGGCCGCTAACCGCATAGGAAAATCCTACTGTGGTGCTGCGGAATTATCCTATCACTTAACCGGACTTTATCCTTCGTGGTGGTCCGGGAAGAGATATCGCCAACCCATTATAGCTTGGGCTGGTGGAGTCTCTAATGAAACAACTAGAGATATTGTACAGTTTGAGTTACTTGGAAGCCCTGATGACCCGGACGCCTTTGGCTCGGGTGCGATTCCGAAAAATCTGATAATAAAGACGGAAAGAAAACCAGGAATACCGAACGCGAAGAGCGTTGCCCTAATTAAGCACGTGTCGGGCGGTAACTCTTCTTTATTCTTTAAGGCCTATGAGATGGGTCAGGAGAAGTGGCAGGGGAGATCAGTTGATTGTATATGGCTGGATGAGGAACCCCCCAGGGATATTTACTCCCAAGCTGTCACTAGAACACTGGATAGAAGGGGGATGGTCTACATGACCTTCACCCCTGAGAACGGCATGACGGAGACCGTAGCGTCCTTTGTCAACAGCCTTAAGCCGGGGCAGTCCCTGAATAACGCAACCTGGGACGATGCCACTGAAGAGGTCAGGAGCGTCCTACACGGGGACAAAGGGCACCTGAACGAAGAGGCCATGGAGCAGATTATGAATACGTATGCTCCTCACGAAAGAGAGATGAGGAGATACGGACGTCCCTCAATTGGTTCAGGATTGGTCTTCCCAGTTTCAGAAGAGAAGCTCATAGTTGATCCTCTTACTTTAGAGAAGCACTGGCCACGTGTGTGTGGAATAGATTTTGGTTATGACCATCCCACGGCAGTTGTGTGGATGGCCTGGGACAGAGATGAAGATGTTATCTATGTGTATGACTGTTACAGGCAGGCTAAGGCCCCACCAGCAGTCCATGCCACGGCGATAAAGACCAGACCGGCCTTTGTGCCCATTATCTGGCCCCATGACGGTTACAGGAAGGATTCCATGGGGAATCCAGGGTTGGCAGAACAATACAGAAGCCTTGGCTGTAACTTACTCCCATTTCACTTTGAAAACCCCCCAGCCCTCGGGGAGAAGAAAGGGGGCAATTCCATAGAGGTCGGGATCATGGACCTCCTTCAAAGAATGGAGGACGGGAAATTCAAGGTGTTCTCAACATTATCGGAGTGGTGGATGGAATTCAGGATGTACCACAGGAAAGAGGGGAAGATCGTTCCCCTACATGATGATCTGATGTCTGCGACCCGATACGCAGGGATGTCCCTTAGATTTGCAGTCTCAGGAGAAGACCCTACCTGGGACAATGACATCGAATACAAGAACTACGGGATAGTCTGATGGCTGTTGTAGATGGGGTTCCTTTTCAAAACCTGTGGATGAAGCCTGCTACTCCAGCATGGAAAAAGGCAGTACAGCCGGTACTTGATTTCCCATCTGCTACGGCGGAACATGCCAGAGCAGCCTGGGAATCTATGGGGGTAGCTGAACCTTCCCCATTAGACGAGTGGCCTGGAAATGAAAGTTACAGGGCTGCCAGAACCGTAGGCAAGAACCTCTTAGGTGGCTTCAACTTTCTGATGTCTCCTGTTACTGGCGCCTTTGAAACACTCTGGAACAAACCAGCTTCCATAGCGTTACAGGCTGAAGCAGGGGTTCCTAAGAAGTACGCAGACCCTATTGCTTTGTATGGTTCTATGGCTTTTCCAGGTGTTGGTTTTGGGGTGCAGCTAGGGCAGTTGGCAGCGAAAACCCCGAAGACAATCTCAACTGTTCAAAAAACCCTAAGAGAACTAAAAAAGGACAAACCACCTTCTTATGATGTCGCTGCTGCCAGGACTAAGGCACAAGAGCACATAGGAGCAGATGTATCTGAAGAGGTTGTAGAAACAAACAAGCTGTTTACCCTACGTAAGGATGGGTCTCTTGGACCTTTATTTATCGGAGCGAAAGAGAGAATCCCCGTTGGGGAATGGGTCCAGTTTGACGAAAAACTCTCAAGAAAAGGGTTTGCAACACGACCAGGAATCCATGCGCCAACGGCAGATGCTCCCCACATAAAACCAAAGGTTGGGGAAGGTCGCATAGAGAAAAAGGTCCTTCTCAGGAATTGGGAAATACTACAGCGTCCTCAGAGCCAAGGTGGTAATTGGTACATAGCTGGGGAGATGAAAGTTCTCCCAGAGGCTGGGCCTAAGATTGAAGGCTTACAGCCTACCATGAAAGAACAGTTATGGAATACAGAAGCTAAGGACGTAACGAAGATCGTTAAAACAAATCCTGGCTACAGTAGTGATTTGCTAGATCTAAGTTCTTTAGGACAATCTCCTCAGACACGTTATGGTGCACCGGGGCACTTTTCATTAGAAAGGAAAAACCTCAGTCCTAAAAACGAAGAGTTATGGGACGAGATATTTACTCCCGAGCACTATCGCCGGACCATAAAACATATTGACCTTGGCCTGAAAGAAGGCGGATTCCAGTGGTGGGACTTAGAGCCTCTACGCTACTCTTTTATAGAAAAGTTAGGGCCTGACCTTGGGAATTCCTCATTCCTGGACTTTGTCCAGATCACTGGGGCGCTTAGTCCTGGATCGCAGGTCCCATTAAATATAAGAAGAGCTGCTTATTTTTACCACCTCTTGAGTGCCAGTAAGAATCCTGCACAGGCAATGCTGAAGTGGGAGCAAGGAGTTCCTAAAGGGCTGGGGCACTATATGCCTGCAACCCATCTGAAGGGATTGGAGAGGGTGTATAGCGATCCCATGAACCAGGGACTCTTATCCGTTAAGGGGAGTAAGGAGTCTCCCAAAGCATCCAGTATGTCGTGGAACCTCATGGGAAATTGGGGAGTACCGACAGTAGACGTACACATCATGGATATGATGACAGGCACTGGCTATCACAAGTTTGATCCTCGGAAAGGGAAGCTAACAGGCAGGTCGCCTGAAGCTACCATGTACGCAGCCCCAGAACAGGCACTGATAGATATCTCCCGTAAGAAAGGGGTACTACCTGGCCAGGCACAGGCTGCTGCTTGGGGTTCGTGGCGCAAGAGAGAAAGGGGTTTAGGGGAAAGTGAACCATTCCTGATTTTGTTCGAGAGGATTGTAAAAGACACGGCCCAGAAGTTGGGTAAGACCCCGGAACGGGTTTTAGATGATTGGATAAAAGGGAAGATACCCCTGGCCTCTGTACTGCCTATGGGAGCCACTCAACTCGGCACAGATCTTGCCGATGACATCTTTGGAGAAAAGTTAATTGGCTGAATACGAAAAGAAACGGAGATTCTCCGGCGAAAAGCTAACGGAAGACGATCTCGTAGCAAGGATTCGAGAAGAATTAACTGATTCTCTTGGGTATGGTGGAGACATGCTCTCTATTCAAAGAGAGAAGGCCATGAACTACTACTATGGTCTCCCCTTTGGTAACGAAGTCGAGGGAAGAAGTCAGTTTGTAGACTCCACTGTGGCCGATACTATCGAGTGGATCAAACCCTCGTTAATGAGGGTGTTTGCGTCCGGTGATGAGATGGTCAAGTTCAACCCCCAAACACCTGAAGACTATGAGATGGCTGAACAGGCCACCGATTATGTCAATTATGTCTTTGGCAGGTTAAATCCTGGCTGGGAAATTTTATATTCCTGGTTTACTGATGCACTTTTATCAAAGAACGGCATTGTAAAGGTCTGGTGGGATGAATCAGAGGAGTGGAACCGGGAAGAATACATAGGGCTCTCTGATGTTGAACTGGAAGCTCTCGTAGTTAAAGAAGAGGTCGAGGTCATAGAGCACACGGCTTACGATGACCAAGACGCCCCCTACCACGACGTAGTTATCACCAGAAGAAATAAGGCAGGGCAAGTTCGGATAGAAAACGTCCCACCGGATGAGTTTCTAATCTCCAGAGAATCGAAAACCATACAGGATGCAAGGTTTGTCTGTCACAGGGTAAGAAAAACCCTTTCCCAGTTAAGGGAAATGGGCTACGACGTAGACCATGATGACCTCTCACAAGGCTCAGAGGATTACCCACTCTTCAGTGAAGAGATGAGAGCAAGGTATGAGTTTGATGATTCCTTTACCTTTGGCATGGATGGTGCCCTGATGGCAGGGGATGGAACACAACGTGAATACTGGTTGTATGAGTCTTTCCTAAGAACTGATTACGATGGTGACGGCATTGCTGAACTGAGAAAGGTTTGTACGGTGGGAAGCACCGTCCTAGCCAATGAAGAAATAGACCGTACCCCCTTTGTTTCACTGACCCCCATAAAAATACCCCACAAGTTCTTTGGGTTGTCCGTTGCTGACTTAGTAGAAGATCTGCAACTCATAAAATCTACGTTGCTGCGAAATTTAATGGACAACATGTACAACCAGAACTTCGGTAGATATGCGGTTTTAGAGGGTCAAGCAAATCTTGATGACCTCTTAACACAGAGACCGGGTGGTGTGGTCCGGGTTAAAAGCCCGAACGCAATCATGCCCCTGTCTACACCCCCACTTGAACCCTACTCGTTCCAGATGCTGGAGTACATCGACTCCATACGTGAATCAAGAGCTGGTGTGACTCGTTACTCATCAGGATTAAACGACAACGCTCTTCAATCCCACACCACTGCAACCGCAGTGAACCAAGTGATGACTGCTGCCCAGTCAAGGGTAGAACTCATCGCACGTAACTTCGCAGAGACTGGCGTAAAGGATCTAATGAGGGTCATCTACGAACTGTTACAAAAAAACCACGACTACAAAACTGTTGTTCTGTTAAGGGATAAGTGGGTAGAAGTACGACCAGACGCCTGGAGAGACAAGGCAGACTGCACAGTGTCTGTAGCTTTAGGTCATGGCAACAGAGACCAGCAGGCCATGCACCTCTCACAAATGATTCAGTTCGCATCCCAAGCCATGGCTGGGGGACTCTCCATCGTTACAGAGAGAAACCTCTACAACATGGGTGCAGCTCTAGTAAAGAACATGGGCTTTATGAACGTGGACGACTTCCTCACTGAACCACCTCCACAGGAAGGCCCGAGCGTCAAGGAGCAAATGGCTCAGGCAGAGATGCAGATCAAACAACAGGAGCTTGAGATCAAGGCTGCTGATGTGGAAGTAAAGAAACAGAAGGTTCAACTGGAGTCCCAGAAAGCTGCAGTACAGGCACAGCTAGACGTTGCTGAGTTAGAGATGGAACAGCAGCAACAGAGAGCTGTCGCTATTGGCAATACATAATGCCTAAAAAACTTGAGGACTGTGTTCGCAAGGTAAAAGCGAAAAACAAGAATTCCAAGAAGAAGGCAAACGCCTGGGCAATTTGTGTAAAGAGCACTGGACTAAAACCACACAAAAGGAAACGATGAAACTAAACGGAACAAGAGAGGCGGACGCAAAACGCCTACTCACAGACAACCTGTTCATAGAGGCTTTTCAAACTCTAAGAACAGATCTGACTGGACGCTGGAATACTTCAGCCGTCCAAGACGTAGAGGCCAGAGAATCAATCTGGCTGGCACTGAGACTGCTTGACAGGATTGAACTCCATTTAGCGTCTATTGTTGAAACAGGCGAAATGGAAAAGATCTTGGAGAAGCAACACCCATACATTTAAGGAGAACCCGTGGATACGCGACCAGCCCCACTAGAAGAAACCGAAGGTACAGTTCGGGAAGCGGAAAATGCGCTCATAGGACTACTGAATCCTGAAAAGGAAGAATCAGAATCCGAAGAAGCCAAACCTACCGAGGAAGAAGAGTCTACAGAGGAAACTACAGACGAAGATCCAGAGGGGGAATCTGAGGAAGAAGAATCCGAAGAGGGGGAAGAACCCGAAGAAGACGAAGAGGATGTTCTATACGCTGTCAAAGTTGATGGCGAAGAAATAGAAATACCACTAGACGAGCTTATGAAGGGATATTCCCGTCAGAGTAGCTATACTCGAAAATCACAAAAACTTGCAGAACAACAAAAAGAGTTCGAGACCGCTAAACAAAACATGGTCTCTGAATACACTCAGATTCAGCAAGAAAGAACGCAGTATGTTCAAGCACTTCAAAGCCTAGCGGAAACACAAATGGGTGCTCTCGGACAGTGGTCCAACATAGATTGGGAAACCATGAAGAGAGATGATCCAATTGAGTTTTCTGTCAAAAGGGAAGAGTACAGAGAAGCCCAGGATAATTTCAGAAGGGTTCAAGAAGAGCAGGCACGTGTACAGCAGCTTGCTTCTGATGATTACCAGAAGCAACACCAGGAACTCGTCCAGAAGGAATATCAGTCATTAGTCAATGAACTGCCCGAATGGGGAGAACCTGAAAAGCAAAAAAAGTTAGCTGCGAACTTAAAGACCTATGCTACTAACCAGGGATTTTCTGGAGAAGAAGTAGACGCTCTTGTAGACCACCGTGTGATGTTGATGCTTCGTAAGGCTTGGCTTTACGACCAACTTCAAACAACAGACGTCAAGGGTAAGAAGTTAAAAAACAAACCCCGTGTGGTTCGTGCTGGAACCGGCAGAGACAAAGGTAGAGAAACAAAGCAAAAGCATTCTACAAAAATGGACAAGCTCCGAAAAACAGGTCATGTCGATGACGCCATGGCTGTGTTAGAGGGGCTAGTGACAAACCTCTAAAGGGAGATATAAAAATGGCAATTGCCACAAACACATCACTGACCTATTCCTCATCGAAGATTCGTGAGGAGGTGTCTGATGTGATATACAACATCGCCCCAATGGACACACCCTTTCTTAGTGGCTGTAGCAAAACCAGTGTTGATAATGTCTACTTTCAATGGCAGACAGATACAATTGGTTCTGGTGGAGCTAATCGGAAAATTGAAGGCGATGATAACATCGCCGCCAATGCCAGGGTTAGTCCGACGTTGTTGGGAAATCGCACACAGATAAGTCAGTACGTCAATCAAACGTCAGGCACCGATCAGGTCATGGATTACGCAGGTCATGGCCGAAACCAAGCCTACCAAATCGCTAAAAACGGAAAGCGCATGAAGAGGGACATGGAATTCATGTTGACCAACAATGTTGCTCAAGTAGCAGGCGATGCAACCACAGCAAGAGTTAGTGCTGGTATCCCGGCTTGGTTAAGTTCTAACTTTACTGATGGTGGAACCGGAGGCGGTTCTGCTGGTAGTGCAGGCACAACCCCAATGACGAATTCCAGCGGTAGAGCAGCTATCACGGAAGCTAACATCAAAGTCGTTATCAAGCAGTGCTACGACTCTGGGGGAAGCCCAGATCTGATCCTGTGTCCGTCTAATGTTAAGCAGGCTATCTCAGGCCTTTCATCTAACGCTGGTCCTGGTTATCCGTTACGGGTTGCTGCTTCTACATCCGGTCAATCGACCGCTGTAAATGCAGTGGACGTATACGTCAGCGATTTTGGAACTTTCAGAATCGTGCCAGATCGAAACCTTGCTACGGATGGTCCGGGAAGTAATGCCGGTAATGTTTTCTTCTTGGATATGGATTATTGGAGTGTTGCATGGCTCCGTCCTTTCCAGACTATTGATTTAGCAAAAACGGGAGACTCTATCAAACAGCTCCTGTTGGCTGAATTTGGTCTGATATCAAAGAACGAAAAATCAAGCGGTATCCTTGCATCTGTTCAGGCGTAATTAAGAGAAGGGGGTGGGGCAACTTGCCCCCAACTTAACATGAAAGAATTAGAAAAAATAGCACTAAAAATGAACGCCGAGAAGAAGAAGGCACAAGCAAAGAAGCCTAAAACCGGACCACAAAACACAAAAGAATGGTTGGAAGAGGGTGTAAAGGAAGGTAGAGGTTCTGGGTTTGGGAGAAAGATATATGACATCTGAAACACTTGTTCTCGACAAGGACAACGTCCGTAGAACCGATATGCACTTTGATGAGGTAGATGACACCATTACCTTTAACACTGTGCAGGATGTTGGCCCGATGTTGGAAGAAAACAAAAATAAGATGAATGCGTATGGTGACAAACTCTCCCTCGGGAAGAGGGGGGAATGGCATCACACCGCTTCCATCCCAATTACGATCTGGGAAAAGTGGATGAATGATACCAACGGGGCCATAGAAAAGGATGCAACACTACTGGCAGCTTACTTGAACAACCCAGACTATAAGTATTTCAAAGTAGCCCCAACTAACCTATAAGGTAAAAGATATGATTGATGTTAGTAATGTTTTCAAACCAGGGGTAACACACACTTTGTCTGCCACCACCAGCAGTGGTGCGACCAGAACTTCTGCGTTTAGCGACCAAGTTACTGTTGTGATGCTCACAGCTACTGATGACTGCTTTATAGCATTTGACATTGGTGGTGGACCAACCGCTACCACATCTTCAGTATTCATAACTCAAGACACACCCTACCTATTTGGGGTCAGTTCTGGGTCTATGTGCGCTGCCATAACATCTGGTGGCACTTCCACAGTCTACGTTACTGAATTAAGTCGGTAAGTGCGTAATGTCGCTGTAGTGGGGTTAGCCCCCTCTACACATGACGACGCACCCTACAATGACCCTAACTGGGAAGTGTGGGGACTCCCCTGGGACGAAGAGGGTTGGCCCTACTTTAATCGCTTGCTCGATATACACCCCTTGGAGTGCATAAGGGAAGCAACTCCATCATTTTACCGGAGAGGATACGAAGGCAGACTCAGGGAACTAGATGCTCCTTTGTATATGCAGGAGGCCTACCCTGACATCCCCAACGCTATTCGATACCCACTAGAGGAAGTTTCCTCAGAAGTGGGGGACTACTACAGCTCTTCCATTGCTTACCTTTTAGGGATGGCCATAGTAGAGAAGGTAGACAGGATAGGAATATGGGGGGTTGACATGGATTCTGAAGGTGCCCCTGGCCATGCAAATGAATACCGGGATGAACGCCCTAATTGTGAATACTTGATTGGCTTTGCACGGGCTAAAGGTATAGATATCTACTTACCCGATGCTTGCCCACTCTTAAAATTTAATGGTGAATTCCCATTAGGGAAAGTTACCCCAAAATACGGACACCGTTATGGATATTTGGAAAAAAACTAGATGGCTATAGGAACTTACACAGAACTCAAAACCGCTGTAGCGAACTGGATCAACAGGGATGACCTGACAGACCGAATCCCAGAGTTTATAGCATTAGCGGAGGCACGGTTCAACCGTATGCTCCGGGTGAGTGCTATGGAGGGTCTTTACACTGCAGACACCGTTAAGTCTCAGAGGAACTACAACTTACCCCCACGATACCTACAGATGAGATCCCTGCGCTTAAACAGGGACCCACTGGTTGTACTCACATACCTAACTCCAGAAATGATGGATAGAGTCTGGGCTGGGAGTGCGGTAGGAATTCCTAACGCTTATACCATTAAGGCCAATGATATATTTTTAGGACCTGCTCCTTCTGCTGTATACGAAATGGAGATGGATTATTTTAGGAAGTTCGATGCTTTGTCCGCTTCCACCGCAACCAACTGGGTGATGATAAATGCCCCAGATGTTTATCTTTATGGCAGTCTTCTTGAGGCTGAACCTTTCATAATGAATGACCAGAGAACCGCTTTGTGGTCTGCTGCATTTTACAAAGCAATAGAAGACATACAACTTCAGAATGATAAAGACAGACACTCTGGTTCTGAAATGAGAGTAATGAATACTAGCGGATACCCATAATGGCTGCACCAATTCCATGGAGTAGTGCTACAACCCCTATAGACTGGGATGTCATAGCAATAAATTGGAATACCGCTGCTAAGGCTAACACGGGTACTTATGGAGCACTTACCGATCAAGCTGTTGCTGGTGAGGGGGCACTATCCCCTGAAGTTACATTCGGAGCTTTAGCGGACCAAACAAACACCGGCATATTAACAATACCGACCAGTGTATCACTTAGTTCCCTTGGAGGGATTGCTTCTACGGGCGGTATGAGTTTTTCTGGGATTGTTTCTATGGGGGCACTTGCAGGCCAAGCTATGAGCATGGGGTTATCCATCGCAGAGACTGCTTCGTTAGGAGTGCTCGGTGATTATGTTAACGGCGTTAATCATGCAGAAGATGTAAGTATGGGTGCGCTTGGTGACTGGTCTTCTACTAACGCATTTCTATGGAATGAGAAGTCGGACATAACAACAACCTGGACAAAAGTACCTTAAAAAGGAGTAGCATAAATTGGATTTTCAACCAACTTTAGAGGCCCACGGAGGCTTACACATGAATGAGACAAAAGATGTAGATCTTAGCCTCGAAAATTATTGGGAAGTGGTTTGCCATGACTCAAACGGGGTCGAGAAGTGGATAGAGAAAAATAAGAACTTGGTCACTACGGCAGGCGCCAATCACATACTGGATGGAACCTTCAAAAGTGGAACCCAGATTACAGCCTGGTACGTTGGTTTGACTAACACAGGAGCCACCCCTGCCATTGCGGATACCATGAGTTCCCACTCTGGTTGGACTGAGCTGGTACACACCACAAAATACTCAGAGACTGTAAGGCAGACCCTGACGTTAGGCTCTATCTCTGGAACAACCACAAGTACCTGTGATAACAGCTCAAGCAAGGCAACCTTTTCTATGAACGCCACAAGCACAGTAGCAGGTGCGTTTGTTGTCAGTAATAACGCCACCTCTTCTGCGACCGCAGGCACCCTATACGGTGTTGTGAACTTTGGTTCAGAGAGAGGAGTTATCAGTGGGGACACACTGACAGTTACGGTTACGCTTACTGCCAAAACAGCGTAGTAGGAGGGTCTAATGACTACTGAAAACGCTAGTTATATAAGCGAACTGAATGCTGCATACCCAGCCGACGGTGATGCCGTCGGTGAGGGTGGTGGTACCACTACAGGAACCGGGTCTACTCGGGGCCACTTGAATATGATTAAGTATGCTTTGAAGACCCAGTTCAGTGGGTTATCAGGGACTACGGCTGTTACTTCCTCTGAAGCAGAGCTAAACCTGCTAGACGGTGTAACCGCCCTTGTGGCTCTGGCTTCTGACCAATCCTGGTCTGGTTCCCAAAGAGGAACCCCACAAACTATTACCGAAGGTACTTTAATAGATTTGGATACAGGAAACAACTTCCTGTGGACTCCTTCGGGGGCAGATGAACTATCCTTCGCTAACGAAACTACTGGACAATCAGGATTCATTAAACTGATAAATCCCTCTGCTTATGTTATTACCAAAGGCTCGGAGGTAAAAGCCTCTGCTACATTCCTTGCGGATGTTACAGCTGCAGGAACCTATCTGGTTACTTACTTTTGTGATGGAACTGACGTCTACGTTTCCGCTTCTGCTGCGCTTTCCTAATGACGCTACTCCAGTCAGGTCTTGCTAAATCGGCTGCTGCTGACGCCTACACCGTCGATCAATCTCTGCGCCTCAATGCTGCAGATACTCCATATTTAATTCGTACTCCCGGTACGGGTAATAGAAAAACGTGGAGTGTAAGTTTTTGGGCAAAATTAACTAAAGCAGATACCTCTAGTTACGGAGTAATATGGTCTGCTTGTGCGACATCCGCAAGCTTGCCGGGAGATGTAATTATTGTCGCAACTGGTAATGCTAACTGGAGATTTTGGATTGACGGCTCTTCGGAGGGCGATAGAGATCTTCAAGCAGTAGCAAGAGATCCATCATCGTGGTCTCACGTAGTTTGTTTTTTTGATTCCCCAAACCAAACAATGGGGATGTATATCAATGGTGAATTGCAAACCGCTATGAGGGCTACAGGCAATCCAACATTAAATTACGACTCAGATACATTTGA